GGGCGAGCCGCGGAACACACCCCAGTAGTACATGTCGAGCGTCACACCGGCGTGCGCCGCCTGGGAGACGCCGAGCTCCTGCGCGAGCTGGGCGATGGCGATGTCGGCCTCGGTCTCGGTGCCGTATACGGTGCGCGACACGCGCCGCACGTGCCCGTCCGCGCGGAAGCCCGCCTGCACGCGGATCACCCACTTGCCGGGCGCGACCTCGCGCTTCGAGCCGAGTTTTGACCTTGAGTTCTCGTTGGTTGCCATATAATGGTCCTGCCTTTCCCTTTTTGCCGGAGGGCATATGCCCCGTGCGGATCCGCCAAGATCGCCGCACGGGGTTTCTTGTTTAGATGCCGAGCCCGCCCTGCTGGGGCTATGCCTCCGCCGCGGCCTTGCACGGACGGCCCGCCCCGGGCTTGGCCGCGATGCGGTACTCGATGGAGTCGCGCGACACCATGCGGGTGTTGCCGACCCTCCAGCTGTTCAGGCTCCCGTCGCGGCAGAGCTGCGCCACGCGCGCGGTGCTCACGCCGAGCATCTCGGCGGCCTCGGCTGCGGTCACGGCCGGGATGTCGGACAGCTCGACGCTGGTCGCGACGGTGACGATCGTCCCGCCGTGGGACGGCGCATGGCCAAGCCCGCCGCCCTCGAACTCCGCCCCGCGCTCCAGCGCCGCCAGGGCATGGACGCGCAGCCAGTCGACGGCCATCTCCACGGCCTCCTCGTAGGTATCGCCCTCGGTGGCCCCGGCGAGCCCGCACGGCTCCACGGCGTAGCCGCCCTCGGGGTCGGGGTAGACCTCGAACTCCTGCATGACGATCATGGTGGTCTCCTTTCCTGCGGTGAAGGGGAGGGCGGGGCTAGAGCAGCCCCGCTTCCTTCCTGATTCCCCTCGCGGTCGTCTCCTTTATCTCCCGGTGCCTGGGCACTGTCACCGTCACGTCCCCGCGGCGGAACTTGTCGTGCTTGGCACCGGTGCCGCTGAGCTTTACGTAGCCCGCTTCGGTCAGCTCCCGCTCGAGGTCCCTCTTCTTAGTCACCGCCTAACTCCTTTCGACAATTAAATGTTAGCACAGCTAAGTAATAAAGTATATAAAAGATTAGCGCAATTAAGGATTAAATCAAATCAGCGCCTGGTTTTTCGGAGCCCGCGCCGTTGGAGGTTTTTTCGGAAAATCCTAAAAACCCTGCCGCGCCGCGGGTCATAATCGTGATGAACACCATCTACGCTCCCGGAGGTACCAATGGCTCGCTACGGCGTCGGCTCATATACGTACGAGGACAATTCCTGCGACACGATGATCTACGACGGGCTCACGGGTATTCCGCTGAGCCTTGGGTACGAGCTCGTGTCGCAGGAGCGCGGAGACACCGTGAGGGTCGTCGCCCTGGGAGTGAAGGACGACGCTGCGGGCCCTGTCCCGTTCGCGACGCTCAGGCCGTGCGCGTACTCCCTGGCATCCGAGTACGACGTGCGCGCCGTGAGGTGCCCCCAGACCGGTCAATGGGTCCTCATCGGGTACATGGGCGTCTAGAGGAGCCCTGCGATCTCCCCGCCGACAGTTAGAATGGTTCATAAAAGGTCCCCTCCCATCGATACGTGCCCCTGGGCTCTTCGCTTGGCGATAGTTGGGAAGGTCGGATAGGGCGTGCCTCCGGGTGCGCCCTATTCTTTTAACTATCGCCTACGCCCCGAGGAGCGCCGCGAGGGTGCCGATTGCCTTGGCCACCTTGGGGACGAGCCCCGCGGCCTTGGATGCGAGGTCGAGCGCGTCCTTTGCCTTCTCGGCGAAGCCTCCCTCGTCCTTCTCCTCGGCGGCGAACCGCAGGTCGGCGAGGGCGAGCCTCACGGCGGCGAGGTCCTCGGGCGACAGGCCCTGGCTGTTCGATATCTGCTTGATGGTCTGGTTGAAGTCGACCGTGACGGTCGCCTCGACGGTGGCGGTCGCCCTCGCCTCGATCTGGTCGGCGGTCGCCTTGGCCATCATGTACTCGTACTCCATGCGGTCCCGGTGCGCGAGCAGCAGCTCGCGGATCGTCTCGATGGACGTGATATCGATCATGTCGGGACTGGTATTGCCCATCACTCTGGTCCCGGTCTCGCGCTCGATGATTTCCCCGAATACCGTCATGTACCTCGCCACCACCTTCTGCCTGAGACCGGGCGGGTCGCTCTCGATGACCTCGTCGCACATGTTCACCAGGCGGTCGATTGAATCGTACATCCCCATGTTATCTGCCAATCTCTCAGGTGGTTCCCTTGAATGCCTACGCGGACTTTATTTGATCCGCTTCCATCCCTTCGATTTCAGGCGCTGCAGCCTGATTTTGGGACAGCTCGGCCTGGTCGCGTGCCGTCTCCAGGATCTTCGAGCGCCTCTTCTCGGTGCTCTGCCGGTAGCAGTAGAGCAGCTCGCCCTCTTCGGGGTCGAGGTCATCGGCGGCGCCATCGTTGAGGCCGGGCGGCCATCCACATAGGTCGTTAGGCGTGCATCCGAGTACCTGAGCGCATCTGAAAGCATCCTCAAGGAGGATCGGTGTTTCGCCACGCTCCCAAGAGCCATATATACGAGCGGTTGTGCCAACAAGTTCTGGCATCTGGTTTTGCTTTAGACCCTTGGCTTCTCTAAGGGCCCTCAATCGAAGAGAAAAGTTCATATTTCGTACCTCCTTAGACAGGAGTGTACCAATAAGTTAGATATACGTGTACGAAATCCGTATTTAATTGTTGACAAGTACGAGATACGTAGTAGTCTAATTAGCGAGATACGAAATCCGTACTTTTCAGATTAAGGAGGTACACATGACGGACGTTAAAGAGTCGTTTGCTCATAACTTGCGCATCTTCATGGCTCACGCCGACATCAAGACCGCTGAGGAGCTTTCCGCGGCATCGGGCGTGTCGG